GACGAAGATCTCTGCCCTGCTGAGCCGCCGATCACTATGGCCGAGATGCACCAGGCGGCTTGGGTACAGCATGTGCAAATGCACAGCTGAGACGGTTTTTGATGCAAATGCACGTTTGAGGCACTGAACAATGCGTTTTTTACAAGGGATCGAGCACCTTCGGTCGCTCGCTAATGCCACGACTGTGGCGTTTGACTGTGAGACGACTGGGCTCCAGCCGACATTCGGCGGGTTGCGGTTATTGCAGTTAGCCGCGTTGGATCGGGATCCGGTGGTCATTGACTGCTGGGAGCTGGAGGATCACCAGTGGGTGGACATCGAGGAGTTCTTTGCGCAGAAGCGTTACTGGCTGGCGCACAATGCGGTGTTCGACTTGGGTTGGCTGCAGGAGCACGAGATCTATCCCAATGGGGAGGTCTTGTGCACCATGCTGGCTAGCCGGATCCTTACCAATGGGCAGCCGAACGTAAAGCACGGTCTGCAGACTGTTGTAAAACGTTATCTCAAGGAGGAGATCTCTAAGGAAGAGCAGAAGAGTGACTGGTCGGGCGATTTGACCCAAGGGCAGTTGGAGTATGCAGCAAAGGACGTGCAGCTGCTGATTCAGATGGATGGGCCGATTAACCAGCGGATGGCAGAGGCGAATCTGCATCGGGCTTGGTTTTTGGAGTGTCGGGCGTTGCCGGCGATGGCGCAGCTTTGGCGAACCGGCCTGCCGTTTGATCGCAGCGGATTAGAAACGCTCCAGCGTGAGCTGACGCTCCAGCATCGGACGCGAGGTGAGGAGTTTCTAGTTGCTTTGGATCAGGCATTGCCGGAAGACAAGAAACTGCCGAGGTTTGCTGATGGGCGTCTAAACACCAACGCCAAGGCCACTGGAACAGCACGGGGTGGCGATCGGGTTGAGGCAGGTTTCAACCTGAACAGCCCCAAGCAATTGCTGGATGTCTTTACTGCATTACTTGGTAATGCACCAGTGACGGCAGATGGAAAGCCCAGTGCCAGCAAGCTGGTGTTGCGTGAGTACGTGGCTGATCATCCTGTGGTTGCGGATTACCTGGCTTGGAAGCGGATTGAAAAGCGGCGCCAGATGGTCGAATCGCTCTTGAAGCACCTGGGTGCTAGTGGCTACATCAAGGCTAGTTACCTCCAGTTGGGGGCTGACACAGGGCGCATGAGTTGCATGAGTCCCAACCTGCAGCAAATTCCAAGAGATTCAAGGTTTAGGGAGTGCGTCAAGGCGCCAGATGGATGGAGACTGGTAGTGGCGGATTACGCGCAGATGGAGTTGAGGCTGGCGGCAGCCGAAGCTCAGGATGAGCTGATGATCCAAGCGTTCCAGGCTGGGACGGACTTGCACACACTGACAGCAATGCAGATTTATGGCGTTTCAGCAGATGAAGTCACAAAAGATCAGCGCCAAGTTAGTAAATCAGCCAACTTCGGATTGTTATATGGAAGCGGTGCAAAAGGACTCAGAAACTATGCAGCTGGCATGGGCATACAAATGGATATTACTGAAGCGGAAAACGTGCGGAAAAAATTCCACGCTGCTTATAAAGGGATCAGCAAATGGCAGCGTGAAAATGCTGCAGCTGCTAATGCGGCTAAAGGAAATGCCGCGATCAAGATTCGTCACTCCGGGTTGCGGAGGCTTCTTTACGGCGATCACAATTCGCTCACGATTCGCTGCAACACTCCAATCCAAGGGGCTGGTGCGGCGGTGCTTAAGCGCACGCTCGGTAAGTTGTGGCCGCTGCTCCAGGCAGACGGGGAGGAAGTTGTGCGCCTAGCTGGCGTCGTGCACGACGAAATTATCTTGCTGGTGCGTGAAGAACATGCCGATATTTGGGCGCATCAGTTGAAGGCAACGATGGAAGAGGCCGAAGCTGAGTGGTTGGATGATGTGCCGCCGCTTGCAGATGCCAATATCGGCATGACGTGGGCGGAGGCAAAATGAAGTACGCACCTTGTAATTATGTGGCGTTGTTGCGGACGCCTGGTGGGCTTCTCCAGAAAGCCACGATCATGGCAGACAGCATGACCCATGCGCATCACACCATCCGGGAGTTGTGGCCGGGTTTGCGGATGGTCAGACTCACTAAGGAAGGTGACTGGTGACGTAGTGCCGAAAACTGGTCGGGAATTGGTGCTCCAGTGGCTCTATGACGAGATCAAGCGGGCAAAAACCGCTGATCTCCATAGGGCTGCTGCCTTTTTGGAGTGGGCACGTGGTATCCGGGCTGGTTGTGCCAAGCAAAGGGGTGGGGCGCGGACGGCGCAGGCCAATGGCTGGCGCAAGTACGTGGACGCCCCAGTGCGTTGGTAGTGCTATTGTGTAGCAGAGTAGACGGTTTGCTATGCCCCTGCAGCACGGACGGAAGCTGTATTGCCAGTTGCTGGTCGACCAGCATCGGTACCAGCTGCTGGAGAGGTTGGCCGCAAAGGAGGGCAAGCGCACAACGGCGCTGATGCGGGAAATGGTGTACACCATGCTGGAGAAAGCTGTGTCGGTGTCGGACTACAAGGCGGCTGAAGCGGCGGATCGTGCAGCATGGGCAGACTCGGTAAAGCGGCGGGTAGAAGGACGCCAGCGCTCCAAGCAAGAGACGCAAGTAGACGCATGAGACTTAGTTGTAAATCGTTGTAAGTCTGACTTGGGGTGGGGTCGGCGGTTAGGCTTGCACAGTAGTCTCGCGGGAGTTCCGTGACGCGCTTTGTTTTGAAGGTTGGGTCCCAGTTCGTTGCGGCGGTTTACTCGTCAAACGGGTGGATGGCTTTTACTCAAAATCCTGATGACGCTTGTTCTTGGGTTACTTACGAGCGGGCTATCAGTGCTGCTCGAATTGTTTGTCGGCGCTGCAATAGCGAGGTTTTTGTGCACGCTGTTGAAGAGCCCGCCTACCCGAAAAGCTGGAGCGCCTGCCGTGCTTGAAGGTAAAAAGCTCGACTACTTCGAGCTGCAGATCTGGTTGCCAGGGCAGGGGCCGCTGCGGGATATGATTCGCGCAGAGTCTTTGAGGCAGGCGTTAGCCTTTGCTCGGAACCGCTACCCAGGTTGCTTGGTGGAAGTTCCAGAGACGCCGGCTAAACTCAGGCCGCTGTCCAAGTCATACAACGGCGCCGAAAGCGAGCGCCTGCGCAAACTCAAGGCACTCAAAAATGAAAGAAACTGAACAGGCTGTGCTGGAAATTAAAGTGCAGGATGCACGTCAGCGGTTTTTGGACAAGTTGTTCTTTATGGATGGCCGGGATAACCCGGAGCATCCACTACATGCCACCTACACCGGGTTGTACGAGCAGTACGCTGAAAAGCTCCAGCACGATTAAGCGGAGTCGCGATCGAGGCCGCAAATTTCCGAAAGGTTGTTAGCGGCTTCTTTTATCGCCCACCTGCATTTGGTGCGCTCCATGTGATACAGGGTGTTCAAAAGCAGTGCGGCCTCGAATAAGCCGTTCCAGTCCTTTTCGGTGTAACGCTGTCTGAGCCAGTGGTCGTGCTTCGCCTGGTCGAAGGCGTTTTCTGGTGTTTGCTCCAGTGGGTTCATGGTCACATCGGGCGGATTTTCAGGTACCAGCCGCTGTCGGGACCGTCAACGAGCCAGCGAGGAAGCCAGTTTTTTCGGGAGTATGCCACGCCGGCGCCTCCTTTGTTGCTTACATAGCCACCATTCACCAAATCGGCATCGCCATTTGGGTCGTTGTGCAGGAAGTGGGTCGGGGTGAAGCCGATCACCACGCTCCAGTGGCCTGAACCAGTGGGCTTGTTGACCGGGCCGCGATGGAGCCAGCCCACTGGGGTGGGATAGCCCATGCGGATTTCGGCTTCCAGGTCAGAGGCGGTGCCTTCTTGCTCGAACGTGGCGCGGAGTCCCAGCTCTTTCAAAGCGGCGATTTGGGCGTGTACGTTTGTACTATCCCCGTATTTGCGGCGGATTAGGTTGTAGGCGTCGTCGTTGCCGATTTTTTTCCAGTAGCGGGCAACCATTGCACAGCTGGAGCTGAAGCACTCGCGGTAACCTGTGCCGCTTTTGTTGTCGAGCTGGTATTCGTAGGGGACTTTGAGAATAGATTCGTTAGTTTTTACGGTTTTTTCTGTTTGGGTGTTAATTACCTTTACCAGCTTGTTTCCGTAATCGGGATCGGTAGCGTAGCCTTCTTTTTGTAGCCAGTGGGCGGCGTCTTCGATGCTGGTGGCGTTGTTGCAGCCTTTGTAGGTTTTGTAATCTTTATACCAGCGATCAACTAAATAGCAGACGGCGGTTTGGATGTCTGGAAATTGCAGGAATGAGTCTCGGATTGTGATCCACTGGCCGTTTATAAATTCTTGCGTGGTGCTTGTGGTGCCATCGCCTTTCAGGCCAAAAAAGTTGTTGCGGCCTGTTACAAGTTTGCCCCAGCTAGATTCGAGGGCCCATTGGGCGGCAACCAGTTCTGGGTATTTGGCGCCGGCAATGCGGCCGGCCATCAAAATGCCGTCCCAGTTGTTTTCGATTGGTGGTTGCTTGCCGGACTGGCTCCAGGTTTTGAACCACGGTTGGGTGCGGTTGAGTAGCTTGGGGTCGGCTTTGTTGATCGCTTCCTCCAGCTCGGCTAAAGCCGCCATTTGATGGGGAAGCGATCGGTAGAACCGAGCTAGGTCGAGTAGACGAATGGTGCTGGTCATTCGCGTTTCCAGGGCGCGTGGATCGAGATGGGTCCGCCGAGCTTCTGGGAGTCGCCAGTCTGCAGCTCGGTATCTATGGGGTGTTCAACGACGGTGGGCAATGGGATAGCCGGAGGCTGACTAGCGTGCCAGGCAGCCTCGGCGTGGTCGAGTTTGGCGGATAGTTCCGCGTCGAATTGCCGTTTGCGAATAGCGAATGGAGTCAGCGCTTTTTTGCTTTCAGCAGGTTCAGCACCTGGAACAGGAGTTGCACGATGCTGTTGCTCTTCAGCGGTGACAGCGCGATCAGTTCGCTGACGGCAGCCACGACGATCCAGAAGGCGGGGTGGTTAAGGAAGTCCATGGAGATAGGACGTTTTGTGTAAGTCTAGCGCTAGGTATGCTAGGTAGCCCGTTTGTGCTGTTTTCCTCGCTACCGTTTAGCTAGTCGAAGCCCCAAGTGGACTACATCGACGAGCACCACGGCTTTGTGAGTAAACGCGAGGCCAAGGCACGGTTTCGTGAACAAATCCTTAAGGGCTGGGATTACAGATGTGCGTATTGCAGAGAACATCTGGGCAAGAATGGAACGCTTGATCACGTGCGCCCCAAGTCAAAAGGTGGTGAGACAAATTTAAGTAATTTGGTTGCGTGTTGTTTTTCTTGTAATACAAAAAAGTCCAGTAATGAGTGGAAAGAATGGTTTAGAGCGCAAGATTTTTGGGAGCCGCATCTAGAAGATGCGGTTAGCTGGTGGATCAGCTAGGTAGGTGGCTTTCTGGTAGCCAGCCCCAGTTTTGGGCGTACATGTAGGCTACATATTCGTCTTCGCAGTAACGGCACATGCTGTTACGGCAGACGCGGTAATAGGTGTTGCCCCAGTCGTTTTCGAGGCGGTCGATTGTAAAGCCTTGTCCGATGTCACGGGAATCGACGACGCCGCTCACGAGTCTTCAGCAACGGGGACGCGCTTCAAGCATAGTTACCCGCTGCTCCACGCCATTAAGGCGGGAGAAAGTTTCCTTGCGGTCTTCTTTGATGTCCGTATGCAGCACCTCTAACTGGGTGGCAATATGCTCTACGGCAGCGGTCAGTCTGATTACAGCTTCGCGTGCTTCATCGTTGCGACGGCTAAAGCCCATCGCGCCCATCGCGGCAACGGAGATCGACGCTCCAGCAATAGCAGCGATGACTTCGATCATGTAATCAGTTTAGCGACCCTGGCCGCGCAAAGGTTTCTTACCTCTGCGTCGGGGACGGCTACGTTGCCCATACCCTTGACGGGTAGTTTTGGGCGGACCGGGTTGGTGCTCGATCCGCGCGGCGCCGGCCTTTGCCTTTACTGCCACGGCGTTCCGCTGGCCTTGCTGGGATGGTGCTGCTCGTCAAGCTGCGCCTGTAGGGCGGCTTCGATCTCGGCTACCTTTTCGGCGCCGAAAGCATCCTTGACCCAGCCGATCACCATCTCCTCAGTCAGGTCGGCATAAGGAATCAGCTTGTCTGGGCGCTCAAAACCAAGTGATCCGTAGGCCGAACTGGCATAGGTGCCGTCTGCAGCCGAGAGCGTCCAGTGTGCGATCAGCACAAACCCGTCGGCGGTCTCGCGCTCTAGGTTGGCGATAGCCCAGGTAAAGGTGGTGGCCATAAGGTGGTGGGTGATGGTGGGAGTTTAGGACGGGTGTCTAGTGAAGGTGACTACGACGCTTTGCTAAATACTGCGGGAGGAGATCAACCCTCCCGGCCTAGCAAGCTAGGACTTAGAGCCGATGCGGCAACCAGACATTTCCAGTCCATGCACCGGCGACAGTTTGATTGTAACTAACTCAGACACAGAGGAGAGTAGGACTACGCCGCCTCAAGGGCTGCAACTTTGGCCTCAAGGGTTTCGATGCGCTCCATCGCTTCCTGCAGTGCCTTGACTGCCTTCATGTAAAGCACCGAATAGTTGACGCCCTTCGTGACCTCGCCGGTTTCGTTGCCGTCTTCGTCGCGGTCAGGGGTTTCGTTGACCAGGCCAGGGGAGACAAGTTCGACTTCTTGGGCGATTAGGCCGATTTGTCGGTGAGTCTGTCCTTCTTTGAAATTAAAGTTGCGAACCTGCAGGGCTTTCAGGTCATCCCATTGGGAGCTTGCGTTAACAATGTTTTCTTTTAGTTTTGCATCAGACAAGGAGCCGTAAGAGTTGTTTGCGTTTCTAACGTCTCCATTTGTTCTGATTGCAATGGATGCTGTTCCTTCGGATGTTGTGCTAGTGGCACTATAAAAACCGGTAAAAATGTTGTCGGTTGAGCCGGCAGCGCCAGCACTGCTGACCCTGAGTCCTCCCCCAGATGAATCAAATAGATTTGTTTTGCCGGCATTGCCAATCCTCATCCGCTCCGTCGGGCTGCTCGCTCCGTCGGCGGTAGTGGAGAACACTAAACGGCCTGGAACATCATCATTCGACGACGAAGCATCTGCAAAGCATTCAATGCGAGCAAAGTCATTGGCAAAGTCGGTTCCGTCGTAACCGGAAAAACCAATTCGTCCTATTAAACTGTTCGTGCTAGGGGCGCCACTTGTTACACCATTCGCAATGTTAATAACTCCGCCGCCAGTCGTTCCCCTGACTGACATGCCAAAAATGCCACCATCATTGTTGTGAGCAATTTGAAGCATGTGTCCATTACTTGCTCCACCAATGCTGGTGTTGCTAGACGTGCCAACTAACAGCCTGCCGGAGCTGTCGATGCGGGCGCGTTCGGAGCCGTTGGTTTGCAGCTTTATGCTTCCGGCTTGAGCTTGCGAGATTGCGAGCACGCCGCTTGAATCTTGCCCGATGTATGCGTCATACGAACCTGACTGAAGTCGTACCTCTGCATTGCTTGCGTTGGAGATATGTAGAGGCGTGCTGGGCGTAGTAGTGCCAATCCCTAATCCAGTTGAGGTAAGCCTCATTCGCTCTGCATTATTAGTGCCAAACATCAACGGATGGTTCGTTTCCGTGTAAAGAATCGCCCCGGCAGAAACAAAAACACTTCCAAGGCCATCAAGAAACCAGTTTGCGCGCACCGCGTTGTTATTGCCGCGAAGCCCAAACAAAGCATTTGAGTTGCCAGTTGTCGCAAGATTTCTTGCAAGCACGGCAACGTTTGACGCAGTCTCTGTGTCGACTACATCTAAATTTTCCGTAGGACTACCAGTCCCCAGACCTACGTTGCCGCTCGCATTGACAAACAGCCTTCCGGTGCCAGCCGTGCTGATGGCAACCTGATCAGTGCCAGGGCTGTAGATGCCGGTATCGGTGCCGCTGTCCTTGAAGTAGATGGATGGAGCGGAAGCGCTGCCATTCTCAAAGGCGATGGTGCTCCATTCGCCATCGAGTTGGTAAAGGGTGATCCAGGCATTATTGGCGCCGTTACGCATCTTCATGACGCCAGCCGTGGTATCGGCCCAGCGCATGTAGGCGTAGGTGGTGGTGGGCTCTGTCGTGCCGCTGTTTTGGCTGACGATTGCGGCGAGGCCGTTGTTCAGGTCAGAGCGGACGGCAGCACCAGTGCCGTTGGCGATGACGTAGTCGTGTTGTGCCACGAATCGGAAGCAGGCAATGTTTACACTTTAGACGCCCTTGCCAAATCCCACGGCACTCCATAGGAAATTGCGGCTAACCGCAGTGCCGGCGCTGTTTCTGAAGGTCACATCGAAGCCGGTGTTGCTGACGTTGGTGACGTTGAAGTAGTCGCCAGTAGCCAGGTTTTGGGCCACAATGCCGATGCTGGGCAGGTAAGCGTTAACGCCGCCGAGACTGGCTGTTCCAGTGAAAAACGCCTTGTCGAACGCGACCGATGCAGTCCCAGCGCCGCTGGTGACGGTGCCGACAGACTGCTCGCTACGCCGCTGGAAGGTGGCGTCGTAGCCCAGTTCGTCAACAAGGATGCTCTCAGCAGGATCGGAACTTGTCAGTTCGGCTTTGAACTGGAAACCGCGACCAAGGAAAGTGCCATTAACGAACTCCTGCCAGCCGGACCAAGTTGGAGTGCCAGCAGGATTGTCTGGTGTGCGGCGCAGGTATAGCTTGGCGTTGACCGCGTCGATCACGCCGCCGTCCCAGTCGGACCAATCATCGACAAGCCCACTGCGGCTGTCGATCAGGTCGCTTGGCAGGAAGCCACGGGTGACGAAATAGCGGCGTAGATCCAGCGAGAACACCGCGCCAAGGTCAAGGGTGCTGGTAAAGGCGTACTCACCAGAAACTTCAATGTCGCCGAAAAAGTCAAGCGTAGCGATCAGATCAAAGTCGACAATGTCATCAAATAGGCCGTCCGCATCCAGTGCCAGTGCATCAAGGTCTTCGCTGTAGAAGGTGTTGGTTTTTGCGCCTTGGAATGGCGGCACATCCTGATCTTCTCGGCGTTGTTGGATAATCAACGCCCCAACAGCATCGGGGAAATCGACGATGACGCTGGCTTCTTGAGGGCTTTGGCGGCCGCCGTCATCCTCGAACTTGACCAAGATTTCGCCTTCGACCAGCGGTACGATGGCTTCTGTCGAGGCGCCTGATTTGGCTGGAATTAGGTCGACACTGTTGCTCCAGGTGCCGCTTCCGTTGGTCAGGTTGGTGTGGCGAATGTGGACGCGGCCGCCAGTTTTGACGTCAAGGTCAACAGTCTGATCCCAGCGCAGGCGGGCACTGTTGGCGCTGATCGGCTCGATGGTCAGGTTCTGGACGTTGCCTGGAGGGGCGGTTTTGCCAACCAGCGTGAACTGTGCCGTTGAGGCAACGCTCAGTTTGTTGAGGCTGTTGACGCTGCGGATTTGTACGTACAACGTACCGGCACGCAGGCCAGTAAGCCGTGTTGAGGGCGAAGTCGTGTTGATCTGGATCCAGTTGTTGTTGTCGATCCGATATTCGACGCGGAAGCCCGCGACGCGCTGCACCGGACTGATCCAGCTCAATTCAACAGCAGTAAGGACACTCTGGCCATCTTCGTAAAGGTGCTCGACGGCGGTAATTGATCCGGGGGCGTCGGGGATGGCCGATAGATTGCTGATGTCGCGGAACTGGAGCGACAGGTCGCTTTCGATCGCGGCGTAGATGCTGCTGTTGTACGTCAGCGCTGTAACGCTGAACGCACCGGCTTCGCCTTCGGTGACCGACAGAACACGGAACTGGTTGGATTGGATGTCGGTGGTTTGGATTAAAAAGACGCTTTCTGCGTTGGGTGCTTCGCTAAATGCGCTGCTAACAGTAAATACACTGCCGGCAATACTGCTGATCGAGCGTGTCTCAACCAAGCCAGTTGGCAGCAACACGCTGATGGTTGGGGAGTTAGCTGTAGTTGTGGGAAGCCCGACCGTGGAATCGACTGTGATGGCTGTGGTAGTGGCGCTGCTGATGCGGCCTGAGCGACGGCTGCCTGACTTGACCGGGTCGGCAATGTCGATCACCATGCCAGGGCGCAAAATGATGCCCGACTCCAGTGAAACAGAGAAGCTGACGGTTTCGGTCAGGTTTTGCTCGGCCAGTAGGGCCCATTTGCCGAGGCGGTGTGCTTGGCCACGGCTGTAGCAGCCCATGGCCTTAATTTCTTTGTTGATTACCCCGTACTTAGATACAGCGTCCGAGTCTTCGACGTACTCGAACTGGACTTCGCCAAGGCTGTCGTAGGTCTGGTAAGCAACGGTGGCCGTGCTATGCCGTGCTTTTTGCGAGCTGCCCGAATAGCTGAAGTTGCCGTCGATAACGTTGCTGGGTCCCAGCAGATACTGCGAGGAGGCCGGTTTGTCCTGCAGAACCACCATCGAGCCGGCGCCGTAGTAAGCGATGCCTCGGAACAGCGAGACAAACTCTTGGATGACGTTGTAAATTTCGTCGCGATTGTTCAGCAGTAGGTGACACTGAAAACGTGGTTCTTGCCCGCCGAAGCCGTTGCTAACCAGTTCGTTGCAGTATTGGCTGATGGCGTAAAAGTCAAACTTGTCGAGCGTGGCAGCAGGAATAGCTGCTCCATAGCGGGTATTGGTGATCAGGTCCCATAGGCACCACGCGGGGTCAGCACACCACGTGGCGGCGCCGAAGGTG